TGCATTAAGTCCTCATCTATCAAACTTAAATACGACTGCAACAGGTGTGAATGGTACTGCAATCAGAACACTATTTAAAGACTATAATGATAAGAAAACAATACTAGAGAGAGCAATTTTAAATGCAGTTCAATTCGGTGGAAGAAATCTACTAAGAAATTCAAACTTTGCTAACAACAAAGTAAATGATAGTATGGCATGGGATAAGAATCTAAATGGAAATATCGTCCCCGATGGTTGGTGGAGTAATGGATACAACGCAGGAGTTAAACCATTCCCAACACAGGGTTATCACGCTCACTTAAACGTTGATAAATTCGGATATCCTGTATTAGAGCTTATTGATAAAAACAGCAATCTAGTTGACAACTCAACTACACCTCCAACGACAGGATTGCATAGATGGTTAGGGATGTCTAATAGCATTTTAACAACAGACCCATTCTGTCAGAGTTTAGCTGTTGGAAAGACTTATACAATTAGTATGGATGTAATGTCTGATACAGTTGGTATGAGAGTCAACGTAGGATTTCATCACTTTGAAACAGGTAATGCGACACAAGGGTTCTTTGGTTACCAATGGAACTTAGATGATTGTAAGATTGCAAATGTCTGGGAAAAAAAGTATAAAACATTTACAATTAATAACAAATGGGATTTAACAAAGGCTTTAGCATTATATGTTTACGGATATTTTAGCACAGTAGAAGGTTCAATGTGGGTTCGTAACATCCAGATTGAAGAAGGTACACGTTATACTGATTGGACTCCTGCACCAGAAGATACAGATTCATTTATGTATAATTTAGCAGATAGAGTTTCATCAGCAGAAGAAAAGATTACAGATAGTGCAATCATCAATACAGTAACACAGTCTACTTCTTACAAGAACGACTTAGGAACAAAGGCGAATGCAGATGACTTGAAGGGATACGCAACAACTGGTGAGTTAGACCAAGCTAAAAAAGATGCGAACAGATATGCAGATGACAAAATTAAGGGCATTGACTTTACACCATATGTTATCAAGTCTGAATTAAATCAATCTGTAACTGATATAACTGCTAAGTTCCAAGCAGGCGGTGGAGTTAATTTACTTCGCAACTCTGTTGGATATGCAGACTTTAGCTTCTGGACACAGACATCTCCAACACAGATGGCAACGGTTTCAAATAATGCGTTAGATGCCTTAGGATTTGGTAAAGGATTCTATTTCCCATCAAATGCTTCTGGAAGTAACGCTAGAATCACACAGGATGTTTATGTAACAGCAGGACAGCCATACACATTATCATGGTATGCAAATAAGACAAATGCATCTCCATCGACTAACGATGATGGTGCAGTATGGGTAGAGTTCATAGAAGGCGTAACTACTGTGATGAGTGAGAAGTATAAGAGTGAATTTACAACAAAAGGATTTGAGAAAAATTCTAGAACATGGATTCCTAAATCAAATATTATCACTGTTAGAATTTCCGTTAACAAATTGGCAGATATTACTATCTCTGGAATCATGATGAACATCGGTGACGTTCCTCTTCAATGGTCTATGGCTACTGGTGAAATCTATAATACTAATATTCGTATGGATATGAACGGTATCAGAGTTTCACAGATTGTAGATGGGAAAGATAGGGGCTACACCCAAATTACACCAGATGAGTTTGCAGGGTATTATGATACTAGCGGAAATGGTGTTTATGAAAAAGTATTTTATCTAAAAGAAGACGAAACAGTTTCTAAGAAATTCAGAGCGAAAGATGAATTTACAATGGGTGGAATCAAGATTATTAAGATTGAATCTACATCAAGCAAGGGTTGGGCGTTTGTTCAAAGCCTTGACTAATAGAGAAAAAGGAGAAGGATAAATATGGCGTTAAGCGGTACTTTTTATAACGACTTTAGTAGAGGTTACAGACTTCAACTAGAGTGGTATGCTACGCAAGATATCGCCAACAATAAGAGTAGAGTGAGATGCGACCTTTACCTAATCAGTTTAGGTTCATCTTACACTATTAACTCTAGTGCGACAAAAGGTATCTCACTTACAATTAATGGGAATAAATCATATAGTGCACAAGGCGGTTTAGCAGGGTTAAGCGGTAACCAAAAGAAATTCGTATTCTGGCATGAGGTAGATGTTTATCATAATAGTGATGGAACAATGTCTACTGACGTGCTTGGTGTATTTGATATCCAAGTAACATTAAATGGAACGTATTATAACAGTTGTAATACAGGTGGAACAATCTATTTAGATACGATTCCACGTGCATCATCATTAACAACTGTACCAGATATTACAGCAGGACGAAATCACTCGTTCTCAATTTCGAGAGCATCATCAGAGTTTGACCATAAGGTTAGACTTTATGTAAATGAGGTTCTGATTAAAGAGTTGAATGGTCAAACAACTGGTGGAACATTTGAATTTAGTGATGCAGATGTTTACACTATGTATCAACAATTGAACCAAGCATCATCTAAACCATGTAGGATTAACTTACAGACATTCAAATATGGTCAATACATCGGTGAGAAGAACTTCAATGGAACATGTTACAATTGGGGCGGTGGAGTTGTTACCTTCAATGGTTTTAACTTTGGTGACAATCTACCAATCAATGTCTCTGGTCATAATTCAATGAAGCATAAAGTAGACTTCTATTTTGGTGGAACATTGATTAAAACAGTTGACAATGTACCAACTGGTGGTTCAACTGTAACATGGACAACAGCAGAAGTCAATGCAATGCTTGCAAAAATACCAAATGCCACAGGAGGTAGCGGTGAAGCCGTTGTTACATCTTATTGGTATAATGGCGGTTCAAGAATCCAAGTATGGGCTACCATTGCTTCTGGATATTGGGCTAATGCAGGTTCTAAGGCACGTCCACCATCATTTGGCGGTGGCTTTACATATAAGGACACAAATGCAACGACAACAGCAATCACAGGAAATAACCAGTATGTGATTCAGAATAAATCTACTGTTTCAGTAGAATTGCTAATAGCTAATAGAGCTACAGCACAAGATTATGCAACAATGAAAGAATACATCGCAACACTAAATGGTGTGGAGGTAAGAGTTCCACATTCAGACACAGCAACAATGACATTTAACTTTGGAGCAGTTAGTGCAGGTGCAAACTCTACATTAACAGTAAAGGCAGTTGATAGTCGTGGTAATATGACAGCTACAACAAAAACTGTGACCATTATTCCATATCAAAATCCAACAATCACATCGGATGTTGCACGTAGGAATAACTTTGAAACGCCTACTACAATTCCTTGTAGTGGTACAATGTCGGATTTAAACGTAGCAGGAAGTAAAAAGAACGCTGTATCATCAGTCCAATATAGATACAAAGAGACAATCGGTGGAACATTTACAGCATGGAAGAACTTTACATTTGCGAGTACAGCTCCTACATATAGTGCAACAACAGTAACAGAAAACTTAGATAATACTAAGGCTTGGACTTTAGAAATTAAAGTAACTGACAAACTAGCAACGACAACGATTACTAGAACAGTTACAGCAGGTTCTCCAATCTTCTTCATAGATTGGGAGAAAAAAACACTTGGTATTAATAAGTTCCCAACATCTGCAAATAACGCATTGGAAATTTCGGGACATTTAGATGTAGATGGTACTGTAAGAGTTAAACAAGACCAATGGATGTCGTCTAGTGGTGCACATGGGCTAGACATGAGAAATTCTGATATGAAAGGTGTAAATGCTATTTACTTCAATGATGCTAGTGAATCAAGTGATGAAGGTATCAACTTTCTAAAAACTGGTAAAACAGTTGGCTCTACTAACATTGCAGACTATGACAACTTCTGTATTGTCGATAGTGCAATGAAATGGAATGGTCAAAACATTTTCTATCAATTTGCAGGAACGGGAAATCTTCGTTTCGGTGGAGATTTTTATTCACAGAGCACTGGTGGAGTTTGGTTTGATGTTTATGGAAATATTAGAGGTCAATCTGGTGCAGGGGCGGGTAATAGTTGGTCATTAAAAGATGCGGATGGTAGAAATAGATTCTTAACATATATTGGAAAAGGCTCTACTGGTTCAACTGAAATCAGTGCTTACACTAGTGGTATAGACTTCTACCATGACACTTACAAAATTGCAATGTTCTACAGTAGTAACTATGGGATTAACAGAATTATGCAATTGGGTAATGGCTCTGGTTTATTAAAATGGCAAGCGAATGCAGGAAGATTTGAAGTTAGAACAAGTGACGATGGGAACTGGGCAGAATTAGCAGGGAACTTAAATAACGCATCTTCAAGAAAGTACAAAGAGAACATTGAAAGATTTGACGGAAGTGCAATGAAAATCATCAATTCGGCAGTAGGTAAAACTTACACATATAAAGGTGACGAACATGAGATGTTGAAAATAGGTTTAATTGCAGAGGAAGCACCAGAACTAGTTGTTGGATTAAGGGGAGATACTGTTGATTCATACGGTATGGCTACTCTATCATGGATTGGATTACAGGAACATGATGTTGAAATTAACACTTTAAAAGCACAAGTAAAAGAACTTAAAAAACAAGTTGAATATTTAAAAGGAGAAATGTAAGTATGGTATTTGATACTTTAACAATGGCGGAGCAAGAATTAATTTTAAGAGGTTTTGAGAATATGACGGTGACTAACCAAAATAACTTGGTTAATGCGTTAGCAGGCAAATTGAATTGTGCTGTGTGGCAAGTGACACCTGCACAAATTCTTAAACATCATAAAGATATTAAATTTAGAATACTAGATGAAGCTTGTGAGGTTGGTATTAAAAACGGATTCACATCTTCAAATGGTCATCGCTACCGTCTAAATGATGCAGACCAAATCAACTTTTTAGGTATGTCAGATAGACTAAAAAGAAAACCAGAGATAACAGTTGTTGGTTGGAGAGCGGAAGACTTAGAGGATTACACTGAAATGACAAGAGAAGAATGGTTTAAGTTATGCGATGAAGCATTTGACCATAAATTCGCTCAACTCATGGCGTACAATGAGAAAACTAAGATTGTAAAGAATGCTACAGACCATGCGACAATCGTTGCTGTTAAGTGGCAGTAATTTAATTATACATTGGAGGAAAAGGGAATGCAAGGACAATTAGACATTAATATTGTAATCAAAGAGTATCAAGAAAAGGTGGGCGAATTAACGAATGAGTTAATCATGAAGAACGCCTACATTAAGCAACTAGAAAAACAGATTTTAGATGAAGCAGAAGCGAAAGCTAAAGAAGACCAATCAGAATAAAAGCAAAAGATAATGGTATAAATACCTGCTAGGCGAGAGTCTAACCTAGCAGGTATCAAAATATAGGAGGAATTTAAATGGCTATTTCAGTAAGACAAAAATTGGTGGATTCTAGTAAGTACGGCTTGAAATGCCCTAATGCAATGACAGCAGAGTACATTACAATTCACAACACTTACAATGATGCAAGTGCAAACAATGAGGTGCAGTACATGATTACAAACGGTAACGCTACTTCATTCCACTTCGCAGTTGATGATTTTGAAGTCGTTCAAGGTATCCCAACAAACCGTAATGCTTGGCATTGTGGAGATGGTAATGGTGACGGTAACCGTAAATCTATCGGTGTTGAAATCTGTTACTCTCTAAACGGTGGAGACAGATATCGCAAAGCAGAAGCTCTTGCAATCAAATTCGTTGCTCAACTATTAAGAGAACGTGGATGGGGCATTAACAGAGTTAAGAAGCACCAAGATTGGAGCGGTAAATACTGCCCACACCGTATCCTAGACGAAGGACGTTGGCAATCAGTTCTTAATGCTATTCAAGCAGAACTAAACGGTGGAGGTACTACAACACCACCAACTAGCACAACAGGCGTTGTAAAAGTAGTTACAACAGGTTTGAATCTACGTACACAACCAAGTGCAAGTGCTCCAATTATCCGTCAATTAGGTTATGGCGAAACATACGAGTTCTGGGCTATCTCTAACGGATGGTACAACTTAGGTGGCGACCAATGGGCTTATGGCGATAATGGTAATTATTTACAAGTTATCAGTGGAGGAACTGTAGCACCACCAGTAGCACCAAAACCAGTAACAGGCATTGCGTATATTACAGGATATAACGTTAACATGCGTTCTGGGGCAGGTACAGGATACAGTGTTATTCGTCAATTAAACGCACCAGAGTCATACAAAGTATGGGCTGAAAAAGACGGATGGTTAAACCTTGGTGGCGACCAATGGGTTAAGAATGACTCTTCATTCTTACGATTCGTAAGAGACTAATAATCTCTAAGGGGTAAAAGGGCTTGATTGGAAAGGGGTTGCCAAAAAGAAAGTAGGGGAGGAAATCGCAATGGATTTCTTGACATTATTCACAGATGCAGGCTTATTGACTGCTGTCTCAACCCTTCTAGGTTCTGTCGTTACATATTTCTTAACAAAGAATACAAACAAAAAAGATATTGAGATTAACGACAGACAGCAACTCTCTAAAGACCAATATCAACTAATCGCAGAGCTACGACAAATGTTACAGGAGCAAAGAGAAGAGATTGAGAATTTGCGTGAAGAAATGAGACAGCTACAAGCTGTTAACGTTAACTTGACAGTTGAGAACAAACAACTTCAAGCGAGAATTACTGAATTGAATGACAAGCTAGATAGCAGATTCGATAAGTAATAATCACAACCATGCCTACTAAATGTGGGCATGGATATTTTTAAATAAGGAGAATGACAAATGGAACAAATCCAAGTTGAATTAGTAAATTTAGTTGTTGCGATTTTAACTGCATTTGCAGGGGTGGCTACTAAATATCTAGTTAGTTTCTTAAAGAAAAAAGGATTAATTGCACAGATTGAAAACAACAAAGAACTAGTTAAAATTGTTGTTCATGCAGTTGAGCAGATGTACAAAGAGCTTAAAGGCGATGAGAAACTAAATCTTGCAAAAGTAGAAGTTATGAAACTTATGCAACAAAAGAAAATCAAGATGTCTGAAAAAGAACTTGATTTAATGATTGAAGCAATCGTTAAAGAAATGAACGATACGGCTAAATCAGAGCTACAAAATAAATAATCAGAAAAGGATGAATTTTATGTTCACAGTTGACCAATACGTCAATGTAAATCAAGGCGG